GTTCTGCCAACATAAGTGCCCTTCTTGGTGGCCGTGGAGTCGGGAAAACCTTCTCTGGAGCGGTGAAAATACTCACCCAGGCGAAAAATGGCGAACCCTGGATGAGTGTAAGCCCAGATTCCGGCATTATTTTGGACACAACACTGCCGACCTTCATTGAAATATGCCGACATTACAAGAAATTGATCCGATATGTTCGCAGTCCATACGCTCGGGTGTGGTTTAAAACGCAAGATGGTGGCGAGGCCAACTTGATTATGCGATCCGGCGAAGCGCCCGAAAAGCTTCGTGGTCCCAATAAGGCAGGATTATGGCTGGATGAAGCCTCAATCATGAGTCGAGACGTATTCGACATTGGAATTGCGACTCTGAGGATTAAAAACGCCGCTAATCAGGTGTTTTTGACTATGACTCCGCGGGGTATTCATCACTGGACGTTCAATTTGTTTTACCAGCTTGTTGATGAATACGAGCAATTGCAGATTGATCCAGCAAGACTGGTGCAAATTTCGGGTCAGACCTACATGACTCGTGACAATACCGAAATTATTCGAGCGGCTAGTTACGAAAACCCATTTTTGCCGGACGGTTATGCCGATCGTTTGCGGGCAGAGTATTCAGAGGAATTTGCTCAGCAGGAAATTGAAGGTAATTTCATTGACCTTTCAGGTTTAATGTTCGATCGAGCAGACTTTCAGTTTATTGATCCAATTCAAGTTCCTCGTCTTGGGACTAGGGTTCGGTACTGGGATCAGGCCAGCACGCCAGGCTCCGGAGACTATTCGGTCGGCTTGTTAATGTGCAGGGATGCGTCAGGGCGTTTTATTGTAGAGTCAATTGTTCGCGGCCAATGGTCGGCAAAAGAGCGCCGTGACATCATGAAACGTACCGCTGCCGTTGATGCCGAAAAATACAACAACGAAGTCATAATTTACGTTGAGCAAGAGCCAGGCAGTGGTGGAAAAGAGCAGATGGACCAAAATGTCACTTGGCTAGCAGGCTACCCAGTTTACAGGGATAAGGTTGCGGGGTCCGGCAAACGAAAGGTTCAGGGAGTTTTACTTCCTAATCAGGCAAAGGTAACTCGCGCCCAGCCTTTATCGGCAATGGCGGAAAACGAAAACGTTTATTTAGTCCGAGCAAAATGGAACGACAACTTTCTTGGCGAGCTGGCTTCATTCCCCGAAAGCAGGCATGACGATCAGGTCGACGCAGCTTCAGGCGCATTTAACAAATTGGCTCAGCGATCTAGCAGTCGCGTTAGCCCAGAGCTTCAAAAGGTAAATCAGTTACAGAGTCACGCCGCGAGAATTTTGCAAATGGCAGAGGACAGCCGACTTACTGAATTAAGTGAACTCGGAGCATCAGCTAAAAGCCGGCCCACCAATTCCCCTGAACGACTAAAGCGAGGCTTGGACGACAGCGCAAAAGGTGGTTCGCATGTTGTTTGACAGTCTGTATATTGTACAGGTTCGGGAATCGTCGGGTGAGTTTAACGGATTTGGATTGCCAGTAAACGGATATTACATAGAGGTATTGTGTTGCTCGCACTTTACAAGAGGATGGCTGTTTGCTGAATGTGAACCGGATGACGTAAAGATTGAAATTGGCTATTGGGATTTAAACTTAATGGCAAAAATTACAACTGAACCAATAGAAAACCCACTTTAAGGAACAGAAAATGACGGAATATACTGAGTCACCAAAAGAAGTTATTGATACTCCAGAGGGATTGCTAACTTCGGAGGACGCAAAGCGATTGCAATTTACCCTTGCGTCGGCGCCGTATGTTATTGAACGCGGGCAAAAAGCCGGTGGCATGTATTACACCATGATAATTTTAAGCAATCTTGATGAAGCAATCGTAGGCGTTCATGAGTCAGAGTTAATTCCGCCTGTCGTTATTTACTGCACTCCCAAAATACTTGCTAAATTGATCAAGGACGGAATGCCGGAAGAGGACGCTCGGGAATATTTTGACTTTAACATTATCGGATCGCACATGGGTGCTCAAACTCCAAGGTATATCGACTATTACCAAGAGGAAGACTCCGGCGAATATTCATGGCAATACGACATGTAAATCGTTAATTCTCCATTTTTTCGTGACTACGCAGTTTTTTATGGCAAAAACTGACTCTCAGGGTTACGATTCGGTGATCTAATCTTTTTTGTGTGACAAGCAGTATGCCAAGTGACAGCTTTAATCTTGCAGAGGCCATGCGCAACCCAGCCACTAGGCGGGTGGCTATGGATTTAGAAGCGGGACTAGCTGCGCACGAAGCGGGCCAAATGAGCCGCACAGCTTTGGATCGACGAATTCGAAAATTTCGTGACGCCACGAACCAGAGCACAGTCGACGCTTGGAGATCAGACGGCCGAAACAAGACGGCACGCTCAAGCAGGGACACGAAGACTGCGTTGTCGGCCGCCGTGGGTGGGTTTGGAAAAGTAAAAAACATTTTTAAAAGCTTGCTGGGAACTAAAAAAGCTGGCATTTCAAATTCTGACATAGAAACTACAGCTGACCTGATAAAGACGTACATTGACAATCAGGGCAATGACAAAGGCATGGAAGCCGGAGCCAAACGAGCGTGGAGAGAAAAGGGGTACATCGTTCGCCCCGAGGACGACGACAGGCAAGTTGAAGCAGAGACACGTCAACGCCGCAGAGATTTTGGTTCAAGGTTTCAGGAAAGCCGACGAAGAGCAATTAGGCGAGGCGAGGATGATTCGGGACGCCTAAGTAAGAAACATTTTACGCCAGGCTCAAGTAACGTTTATTCGTTTCAGTACGACTACGCTATTAGCGTGTTATACGTGTGCTACAAAGCTCCCGCAATTAACCCGTCGGCCGTAAGCGGTTATTATTCCGAAGGTGGTGTTCCAACCGTAGCAGGGACTCTTGGAAAGACGGTGATGGGCAAAACCGATGCTGCTGGCTCGATTTACGCCTACTACGATGTTCCAATTGGGGTCTACAAAAATTTAATTTCGGCAACCAGTGCTGGAGAGCAAGTCTGGGATAGACTGCGAGTCAGGGGCACAATCTATGGCACGCAATACAGGTATTCATTAGTTGCAGGAGCAGTCATAGACGGACCTGATGGCGATCCGGCGGTTTATGTTCATCGACGTGCAACAAAGCAGGGCTATCGGTCAAGAAGCGTGGTGGAGCCAGGAAGTGGCAAACGACGATACGTAGGAAGTTCACTGCCGCAAGATTTGAGAGGCCATGGCCGCTCGCTTCGGCCAAATCGCGGCCGACCTAATCCGCCTAACCGAGGAAAATAATGAGCAACATTAATCCCGTTCGCAATGAATCCATTAGTGGTAATCAAAATAACATTTTGCGAAGCTACACCCAAAGAGCCGATGGAACTGTTTTGTCGCCAGGCACATCAGCTCTCGACCAGTTACAAATCAGTTTTGAAACTTCAAGCCAAGGCACGGGGTCATGGCAAACGTTTGAATGGCGACAAGGCAATGCTCAGGTTTCCGTTGTTACGCCAAAAAACGCTATGGTTAACGGCGGAGAAGGTCAGGTGGGAGTTTGGGAGCCGGCAATCGACGGCCATGAGGGTTTTAATGTTGAGCTTACGCTGCCTCAAATGATAACGTTAAGCCCGCTTCCTGGATCGTTTTTGGATTGGTCATTTACCATCGGCATAGGGTTCTACAAAATCGTAGTGCCTTGGGATGTTGCCGGAGAAAGAGTGCTGCAAGAGTTTGCGGTTTCCGTTAGAGCATAACAGCTCCGCCAAATGGCGGAGGTAATAAACTTAGTAGGACGAATAATGTCATTTAGAGATATGCCCAACCAGCGTAGCGATTCAAAAGTTCCACCTCGGCAGGTTCCTGCTTCGCACTTACAAAAGCACATCAAGGAACCGTATCAGTCATCTTGGCCGACCGGAGGTACGCCTTGGGGTGGCGGAACGTTCTTGCCGCACATTTTTACAGTTGCCGGCCGATACGGGGTAGCGTCCAAAGCCTACTCCGTTGGTGACGAGGCTTTAATTGACAGCCGCGAAAACGCAGAGATGATGCGTAATGAGCTGGCAATCATGGAATGCCTAGAAGCTAGGATGAGATCAACAGCGTTGTTAAATTGGCATATTGGACCAAGGGACGAAACGCTTGATCAACGCACAAAGGCGGCTCTTGCAAAATCTGGCTTTGGCCAAAGCAATAAATGGCAAGCTGATGAGCTGGCCGCTAAGGTAAGCTTGATTTTAGCAAGAACGCCCCACCTAACAAAGCTTTTCTATTCTTTAATGGATG